CAAAGAAACCAGTTGTAGTAGTAACTTTATAATCTCTATCAATATACTCAATGGCCTTTCTATCTATCTTATTTCCTAAATCACCACATCCACTAAATAGTACTAGCGCTACCAGACAAATAATAATGTTTCTCATTTTAATTCTCCTTTACATCTCGTTTAAAAGTTCTTTGACAATATTGCCATCTACTTTATTTCCTAATGCTTGCATAATTGGTTTCATTGCTTGCATCTTATTTTTAAAAATGGTGATATCTATATTTGTTAGAATATAATCTTTAATCTCTTCCTTTGTCATCATTTTAGGCATATATCTCTCAAGAATTTCTAAATAATCTGAAGTTTCTCTACCATGATATTCCTGCATACCTTTCTCATTCTTATAGAGTTTCTTAATCACTGATAGAACTTCTTTATCAGAAGGATCCTTGGTATCCAATCTACTTAACTCTGAAAGTATAACTCGATATGAAGAAATGATCTCTCGATTAAGATTTTTCTTGCTTGCGTCAAAGCCTTTACGAATTTCTGTATAAACTGTCATTTTATTTCTCCTATTTAAATTTATAACCAATTAACATCATTAAACTAACCCATATAATAAATTCAATTGATTTTATTAAAAATACTTTAATATATTTATGATACTTTGTCAAATTAAATCTTCAGAAATTGTAAATATAAGATTGCAATATGGACATTTATAATCTTTTACAGATTTAGACAATAGAAAATTTAATCTAATTTTAGGCCAATACTCCATATCTTTTGGTGGATTAGGATATTTTACTCCATTATCAACTATATAAGAGACAATTGGTTTACCATCAACTATATAATAGAAATTTCCTGGTAATATTTTACTACAACATTCACATGCTATCATTTTACCACCATCTCTTTATCATATAATCATATGATCCAGTATTTCCTAAATGTAATATAGCAAATTCCCAATAAATATTAGGATCTATATCAATAACCTCATTATTAGATATAAATTGAGTATGATCATCTCTAACACAAACAGAATGACCCTTTGTATCAGTTTTTAGAGAATAAATAGTTGATTTTATTCCTTGTTGTTTCCATGACCATCTTCCAAGAGCTGAAGCACCATCACAATCATCATTGAACTGTTTATAAAAAATAGTTAAAGCCCAAGGAGTCCAATCAAATTTATCCTTTACCCATTTAAACTTATTCATCATAATACGAGTATCAAGATTTGATATACTATTCATTTTCTTTTTAGTTGAATTTAGTTTGTTTAGATGAAACAACCAAAAAACACAATTATATACAAAACTAATTATAAGCCCAAAAACATTTAACGCTAACCAATTTATTACTTTATTCATTTTTATACCTCCATATCAATCTTTTTAATTTCTTGTTCTAATATTTTAATTTCTATATTCTCATTTAAAAATAATACTTGAGGAGCAGGATTTACTCCAGCATTATTCCAAACTCTACACCAAGAAATATGTAAATCTTCTAATTGCCTTTTTGATATTTCTTGTTTAATATTTATAGCAAATATTTTACCTTCTTCTGCTTTAAAACTAAATATCCTTTTATTATTTGTTCATCATTCATCTTTTATCCTTATTATTTAAATTATCAATATTAAATTTAAAGTTTTCTTCTAAATAATGTATTAATGAATTAATACAAGATACCCCAGTTCCTAGTCTTTCTGAAGAATCGCATAATGTAATATAAATATTTTCTAATTTATCATAATCTATAGTAATACTTTTTCGAATATAAATATCATCTCTAAATGGCATCTTTACTTCTCCTTAATCTATAATTTTTACAGATTCAATAGAAAAACCTTCTTTTTCTATAATAATTAGTGTATTAGACCCAATTTCAACTTCCCTATCAACTCTTACCATATATTCCTTCATAGGATCACATTCAAATCTAATAGGTATTTGTAGAAACTCAACTAGTGTCATTACATTATTCTTCATTTTATAACCCCCTTTAATTGATTTTCAATTGCTTCAAGTTCAATTTTCTTTTGAATCATCAATTTCTTTGCTTCTTTTCTTTCATCATAAATTTCCATCAATATTTCTGGAATAAAACCAACTTTATCTTTCTTAAAGTAACATCCATTTCCTGCTAATATCAAACCTTCTTTGGGCTTAATATCTTGAAAAAGAATATTATAGTCAATTTGATCTATTCTAACCATTTCTCTTTCATCTGTCAAACATTCTGGAGAAATATTGAATTGTTTTTGAATAAACGGATATAAACTATTAAGATCTAATGATATAATCCATGAATAAATATCTGGTATTGGTTGTTTTACATAAGCACCAGCATATGATTCAGATTCATTTTCTTTTGATGGTGGAATCATGATATTCTTTTTCTTCAATCTATTGTATATAATGATATCCCAAATTCCAACTGTTCCAAGAGCATCATAGAAATTGCATTTTGCTTTATAAGCTAATGAAGCTAAAATATCTAGTAATTTAAGTTTTTTATCCATCATAGATATTAGTTCAACATCATAAATATTGTAATCCATAAATAATTGAGGATTTTGATCCCATAAATCATTTAGATTTCCATATTCATCATACTTTATTTTATTTGATCCCAATTCTTCTTCTGATATAAAATCTAAAGAATATTTTTCTCTTGGAGTAAATATAAACTTTTTATAGAGTTTAAGATAATCAAGCATAGTAATTCCGCCAACTACTATTCTCCATTCAGTATCTCCAAATCCAAATGAAATATCAGTCTTTTCACAACTAACAACACCAAATGGAGAAATCTTTGAAATCTCATCAAGAGAACCAAATACAACTCTGCTTCTATTTATAATATAAGGCCAATCAAAATTATTAGAATACCAACCAATAAGAATATCTGGCTTTTCCTTTCTCATTATGGAAATAAACCATCTAAAAAGATGTTCTTCATCTTTTGCTTTATAAAATTGAATATCTTTAGGATCTATATTAAGAACAGTTTTTGATTTATCATAATCTTTAGTAGAGCAAACATAATGCTTACCATTCTTCTCATTCTTAATTGCTATTGTAATGATAGGATATTCTGTTTTTTCTGGATCAGGAAAACCTGCTTGTCTTATAAATATCTGTCTATTATAAGGTTTTAATTTATCTCCATCTCTGTACACTAATTGCTTCTGTTCATTTTTAGTGAACATATCATTAATTTGTACATAACCCATTAAAGATGAACTTTCTTCAAAATCTTTCTCATATCCTATTAAAATTGCCTTTTTGAAATCCCAAATAATAGAAGTAGTCTCAATATCAACTATAAAGGTCTTTATATGAGACAAATCAGTAACTTCTTCATCAGCATATTTATTTGAAATAAATTGAGCAACTGGATTTATATTACCATAAATAAGTTCATAATCTCCGTATTCTTTTATGAACTTATAATACTCTCCTAATGTATCACATGTAACTTTTTGAATATTATCACCATACATATTCTTCCAATTTGATTCTTCATTTGTCTCTACACCTAACATTAGATTCAAATTTTTACTATTTTTACTTATTCTTTTATTACCATCTTTATCATAATATATATGACAGATACTATTCGAGTATCTATTCACGAATGTGTACATTAACTATCTCCTTTTCCAAACAGAAAATTGAGCCTTTGCTCTTAATCCTGAAAATGTATTTTTCTTAATTATATTCAAAATTTCATTACTTGTCATTCCACTCATTATATATTCATTAATATCTTTACCATGCTTTCGTATATTTTTTGGTAATAAACACAATCTATAACCTTCACCTATAACCTTCTCGATCTTTTTAAATATTTCAAAATTAATTTCATTATCAAATATAAATATACTATTTTCTTTTGGTATTATCTCATTAATAGTATCAAATTTAATATCTGATCCTCCGAGGGCGATAGAATTTGGAATAAATAAACTATCGATTTGTCCTTCGAATATGTAAGTATCTATTCGGCTATCTATTCTGTCGAGACCAAATATCTTAGGATATGAATCATCAAATTTGATTGTTATATACTTAGGAAAGTTATTTTTATCTAAAGCTCTACCAGCAACACCAAATAATTTTTTATCTTGTCCAATAAATGGAATAACTAATCTTTTATCTTCTTTATTAGTGTATTCGAACTTATTTGATATTTTAGTATTAATCCATTCTTTAAAATTATCAGTATAGCCAAAATATGAAAAATATTTTTGAGGAATTTTACGCTTCTTCATATACATATAGGTGTCGTGAGTTTGACTTAACTCTGAAATTCTAGTTAAGTCAAACTCACCTTTATATATAGGGGGTTTTTTCTTTATTATTTTTATTTCTTTCTCTTTTTTCTTATACTTATTTCTAAATTCATTTTTAATAAAGTCTTTAAATGACTCATTATGATATTGTTTTAAATAATTAATAAATGATAATGAAGCTCCGCAGTTATGACAATAATAAACCCAACATGAATTTTTACTATTCCAGATTACCCAACCACGTTTCTTATGTTTTGACTTTTTTGAGTCTCCGCATATAGAGCATCTAAAATTCCAAGAATTACCTTTTCTTTGTAATCCTTGGAGTCCACATAAATTTATGTATGTACTTATATCTTGCATCTAAAATATATCCGAAATATCTCCATTATATGGTTCTGGTCTAAACATCTTAATATCTCTAGTTGTTAATCTTAGTTTATTTCTCTTAATAAACTGAAGAATTTTTAATTCATTATATTTCTTATCACCTATTTTGTCAAATCTCTTCATGATGTAATCCCATAACTTCTTTGGAATTGTTGCCTCATCAAGTTGAATTAGTTTCTTATTTCGATTATAATTTCTATTAAGCTTATTATCCTTAATATAATTCTCAAGTCCATATTCTAAAATCTCATTGATCTTTCTAGCACCACATGCTGTTGCTCTTTCTTTTGCAATTGGTTCTTTTTCAAACTCTTCTCTATATTTATCTTCGGTGTCACCGAACACTCTTGAGTGATTTTCTTGAAGATACTCAATGAGACTATCATCATTATCAAATTCAAGATCAAGGTCTTTAATATCAGTCTTTTTCATCATCCAATTGATAAAACCTTTAGTGTGCTTATATGATTCTCGAATATAAGTATCATCTGGACAGAGTATGTTTGGAATTCCATCAGATGCATCACCCTTTAGGATATGCTCAACTAAAAATCTTTCTGTATCATCACATACTTGATATGCTTTTTTATTTGGGCACCAAACTCTAACATTAGTATCCAAAAGCTGAACCATATCTTTATCTACAGAAACAATTACAATTTCATTGTTTTCTTTAAGAGTATGAGTTAAAATTCCAATAATATCATCAGCTTCTGCTCCATTAGCAGATAATACTTTATAGGGAAAAATCATATCTATATCATTTAGAAATCTATCTATCTCCTCATAAAACTGTTGATAATCAAATACACTTTGATCTCGTGATTGCTTTCTTTTTGCTTTATAATATGGAAATGCTTTCTTTCTCCATGATGGCTTATCACAGCATAGTATTAACTCATGAGGCTTATGCTTATTCATGGTTTCTTTAATCTTATCTAACATTAAATATCTCCAATGTTGAATTCTTTCAACACAGAGAGGATCTTTATTATTAGATTCCTTTAGTTCTTTAGTAATTGAATGAAATTTAGAGTGGGCTATATTACTAAAATCTAACAGTACTATTTTTTTCAATTTTATATCTCCTTAGATTTGAATTTGAATTATTGTATTACAGGAACTGAATTTTGTCAAAAGAAAAGGGCCTCTAATAATTAAATTAGAGGCCCTTATTAAATAGGAAGGTTATGGTTAAATTTTATACTTTTATATACCCAACAGAATATTCATCATTATTTTTAAATTTACCTAAATATTTTTTTAGATCATTAATATTTGAACTTTTTGTTTTACCG